TAGATGCATCAAACTACACTTTTCAAGCAGTAACACTTGGGAAGGATGCTGCGGGTTATAGCTTTCACGGTCATACTCCCTTCTCTACTCATCTTGAATTTATCAATGGTGTGGAAGCCGATGGAGTTAGTGGCGCCACCTTTAACACCATAGACAGCGAAGAGCAGACTGTGGTCGCTAGAAATTTTGAGAACGCCGGGACTATTGTGAGTTCTTATTTGCCTAGCAGCACACAACTACATTTCTTAGATACTTACGACTCTTTAGCGCATTACCCGTCTCCTGAACATACAAGGCTTGAACCGGGGTCTACTAAAAACATAGAAGCCTCTTCATTCTCCGCAA